AATTCTGCTAATGGAATACTACGGGGCTGGCCTTCAAATATGCAAAAAACATACTTGGGTGGAAATTCATCTTCTAGAAATCGCTTAAAAATATCGTTCATTGTAAATCTCTGTTGCTGTTTAAAATCATTATCCATAATGTACCTTCGTTATTCAACCGTTATTTACATCTTAAAGCCAGAGAATTTTTCTGCCGCTGCCTTTCCTAATCGTTGGGGTGCATTGCTTGGTTGGGGCGCCAATGCTGGTTTTGCTAGTGTCTGGGCACTAGCCTCTAGTTCATAGAATTTCATTTTCGATTTTTCAAGACCTACAACAAATTTATCAAGTTCACCATACCGATTTTTTAACATCTTAATGATAATTTGATCCATCTCTGATAATTCATCTGTGGCAATAAGAGTAAAGGCGCTATCCAGGCTCATTATCAAGCCGATACTATCTGCGGTATCTGCCATTGATACATCGGAGTTATCATACGCCGAATTATGTGTTAATATATCATTGGCATAAAATAGATTATTTCCGGAGACACTAATATCGATAGTGTCGATAATGCCCATATACTCAATTGATACTACTTCGTCAAAAATGTCATTTTCCATTTAGAGATATCCTTTAAATTATTCAGGTAGTTATAAAGTTCGAATTTATCTTCTCTCCACGCCCAGGATCTAATTACTATTACCTTGAAGCCAGCTTGTTCTGCTATCCATTTTTTAAACAAATCTTTTTCGTGGCATACATCTTCATATTTTAGAAATGTGGTTTTATAATCCAAATCCTTATGATATCTAGCGCCGTGATATTCTATAATCAACTTCATATCAGGAATGGCCATATCATAAAGAAATATTTTTTGATGTTTCTCTCTATAAATCTTAGGTATTCTTATAAGGTATTCTGTGTTAGTAAATCTATCTGAACCTATAAAAATTTTTGATGATTTATTTGACTCATTTATAATATCGCATATTGGTAAAAGACACCGTAATGACTCTTTTGATACATTAGATGCTGGTATTGACTTAAATCGTGTGACCAATTCATTTAATGCCATTTCCTTAGAATTTTCCGTACTGATACCCTGGGCATAATAATGTTCTGGTGATAGTGGGTTAGCCAACCTATGCTTTTGTACATTTTTAAGATATTTTTCTAATCCTATATCATGGCCATACCTTTTTTCAAAGGATTGTAAAGATTGTGTATCAAATCTCCACTTTATTTTTTCTTTAAGTTCTGTGTCTGTCAAGCCTTCAGCCATTTGAAGTTTTTTACCCCAAACCTTTACAGATGAATTTTTATGCTTTAATGCATAATGTTCAGTATATAGGGACTCGCCCCTTTCATCGCCATATCGTTCCTTATAACCAGATAAGGTTCGACTATCACCCATTTTTTTACAGAGATCATCATAAGTTTTTATTGCAGATGACTCACCGTCTCTTTTTTTGGCATGCCGCACCCCGGTGCCAAACCCGGTATTATCCCAATATTCTCTAAACTTTATTGCTCCCTCGATTTTACCATATAATCTTATATAGTTTTTTTCTGATAATCCTCTTTTACTAATCAGAATAGTATATTTTTCTTGACCTATTTTTTCGCCATATTTTTTCTGGAAGCTTTCTAAGGTAGTAGCGATATCTATACATCTTTGTGCATGCATTTCAACCCCAAGTATATCACCATATCTATGGATAAAGGAGTTTAGTGATGATGAATCTCTGCACGGGACATTTTTTATTACATTATAATATCTAATATAGATATTATCTACACCATATCTTATCTGTTTTTCTATAACAGAAAGTTTGTTATGTAATTTGATTTTCTTGTTATTATGGTCTATAATAAGCAAGTCAATATCCCGATGATATTGACTTGCTAAACAGTCAATAGTAGGCAGTTTTAAAAAATTTAGTACTGTTTTTAAGGTTATGGATGGCATTTTCATTTTCCGTGTTCAATTGGTGTCCAGTTAATTATTTATATGGACAGTAAATTGGTACCAACAGACAACCCAGATTCAATTGAAATCTCACCTACTGAACTTGGGAATATATGCTTTGCAGAGCAAATAATCTGTTTTCCAGATTTAGTAGTAATTTTGTAAGTTTGTTGTTTAGATACAGGAAATATTTTCTTAACTTCTACTGGTCCTTTATTAGATCTCAACATATCACCAAGCTTTAAGGTATCTATCTTAATTTTAGAACCCGTACTCAATTCGACCAAAGTATCCAAAGCTAGGCAACGATTTAGTTGGTGCCCGGTAAGAATCGGTACGTTAAATTCAATTGCTAGTGATCGTAGTTCTTCTGCAATAGTCTTAACATAGGTATTAGTGTTAGTTGAACCACCCATTTTGATCCTAGCCGAAGCACAGATACCTAGATAATCAATAATAATTAGGTTGGGAATGAAATTCTGTTTGGTCTTTAGTTCTTCTAGTAGGCCACGAAAATGCCCGGAATGTGCTGCGCCTGTGGGATATTCCTTGACATATAGTTTGCCATGAGTCTTGGATGAAATCTTATCGATTTTCGACATGAAAACATCTTTTGGAAGATCTTTAATGCTATCAACCGTGATGTTCATTAGGTTTGCATCGATACGTTCGGAGATCCTAATTTCAGACATCTCCATGGTAATATACAATACGTTCTTACCGGCTGCCAATGCCACCGCGGCATTGTTAGTCATAAAAATGGATTTACCAGCGCCGGATGAACCGCCTACTGAGTTTAGAGTTTTTTTACTCATTCCACCCTTGGTCAATTTATCGAGAGCAGTAATACCAAACGAAACCTTATCCTCGACTAGATTATATTGATCGAAACGGTCTGAGGCATCGGCCAAATAAGCATGACCCACCGATGAATCAAAATTAATATTGATAGCATCGGCTAGAAGCTTAGGGATGGCATCGTCAGTTAGTTTCGAAGAACCATCCATGATACCAATAGATTCCATAATAGCAAGATAGACCGCCCGTTTTTTACAAAAAGTCTCGGTGGCAGTTAGCAGCCAATCAATATCAGTTGGAGTAGTAGAGAATGACTTGACAAGAAGCTGGGCAGTTTCTAATTCAACATCAGAAAGTCCCTTGGTACCTTTTAACTCTAGCGAAAGAATTTCTGGGGTGATGGCTCTATTGTGTTTATTGAAAAACTCTAGTGAAAGTTTTAGAATCTGGCTCTCAGCTTTATCGCTAAAGTAGGTATCCTTAAGAAAGGGGATAACCACACGGCTGTATTTTTCATTAATTAGTAGGTTGGCTAGGATACTGGTTTCGATTTTCACTTCTGACATTAATACTCCGTGGGTTTATGTTTTATTATAATATGGGGACCTCGGTCCCCATAATAAATTACTTCATTGCCCTACTACCTTCTTCCGCGAGTCGACTTAGGAAGTCCATAGCATTCTCTTTTGGTTTTGCTACAAAGGAGCCTACCTGTGTATTCAATGTCTGAAACTCTAACCCAGTAGAAGCCTCTTGAACCAAGCTCTTAATCTGTTCTTGATCCGGATCCTGCCCACCAGTATATTGAACCTCTCCAGCCTCTAATTGTTCTACAATCATGGTATGGAGTAGAGTAGCAATATCGTGCTCAAACATCTTTTTATCTACTGGAGTACCCTGAATTACATTGTAGTCAAATTGTAATGACGGATTATCCGCATCGTCCGTATTCACCCATACGCGGCCATATTGGTATACGACACCAGAATCATCGCCCTCAAGAATTGTAATATTGGCAAGATTGGATTCGGTATAGTCAACGCGGGTGTTTTGATTAGTTAATTTCATTTTATATCCTTATTCTTCAATGTTGGCTAGTTCGGCGTCGATTGCATTATCCGTTAGTAAAGCTCCATTACTAACCTTATACGTTAAGGTTAGGTAATCCTTGAATAAATTTGTTTTAAGCACTGGTTCCCAAAAGTCTTTATTATCAATATCCTTGGCTCGAAACTTTTTATCTTCCATAACACCATCATCATCAACTCTAGAATACCATCCATTAGAGGGTTTTTGAACAGCTTTACTCTCTAATGCAATTTCAAGTAGACCGGTGTATTTTGATAAACCACCCTCAAACTTTACAGTAATAGGAATAGCAGATTTTTCTCTTACATATCTAGATTTTTCGATGCGGATAGTAAAATTATATCCAGACAGTTCTGTACCATCCTTATCCTGTGAGCGCCCAATTAGCCATACGTTATCGCTAGCCAACATTACTCCAGTATTATGTGTTACAACGCCATTTTTTAGAACATAGTGTTCTACTTCCGCCACAGAAATATCATACACTGGTTGTTGACCGATTTGCTTTATTGATTTAATTTTCATGTTTTACTTTTTACAATTAATTTTTCTGGTATTGTGTTGGTATCAGATAAGTTTATACAGTAGTTACATCCATATCCTCAGTCAGATCCTTGGCACAAACCCATTTGTCTTCTACCAGAAAGGGGTGTGTGTCAGAGCAAATTACTTTGTAGCCATCCTCGAACTCGATTTCATAACAGTTTGGTGTACCGTTTTCTAGAGTATCAGGATTCCAAGTATGTGTTACTAATTTTGGTCCTGCCATAGTATGGACAAGATCGCCTACTGAAATATTTTCAATATTTTTATTCGTGCCGTCTGACATAATAAGTTCTGTGCCAGCCAACAAGCAACCACCACTTAATACTGCCTTACTATAGATTTCTTGGGTCATATAAATGTGCCCAATTTGTACTAAGGGGATATCCAAAATTCGTAGGTACGGGGTGATGATTCGGTAAAAGCTTTTAAGATATTTTGCCCTCGACATATCGCCCACAGATTTACCATCGATAGCATCATCTTGTTCTTTTAAACTCGCAAGATTTCCTATCGAATCAATCATGAAGAATACCTTTTCACCCCTAGTAATGGTAGTCAATTGCTGCATCATTTCAAACTTTAATTCTTCCAGATTTTTCACCGGAACATGCAGGACTCTAGAGGTATTAATTCCAACCGCTGAGAAGTACTCTTTGGGTGACCCGAATTCTGAGTCCATAAAAAACAAAATTGCGTCCTTATGCTTTTTAAGATATGCAGCCGCAATGATTAGACCATACATGGTTTTAAAATGTCGACTTGGTCCAGCAATAGTAAGAATGCCGGATTTCATTCCGCCATCGATACTGCCGGATAGTGCAATATTAATCGCTGGGATATCCGTAATAGTTTCGTCGACATCGTTGAAGAAGGTGGACTTGTCCAAGACCGATGCGATCTTGATAGTTGAATTTTTCCGTAGTTTATCCATTAGAGATGACATGTTTTTCCTTGGTGTAAAGGTTAATTATAAAACGGTAACTTGAGAAGCAAAATAAATTTAGAAGAATTCAGAAAGATCATTTCTATGTTCGGCCTTCCAGTTCATGGGCTCAATCATAAGTTGAACTGCATTCAGGAATACCTTTTCAAATTGAAGATCGACATCGATATATTTGTGAAGACCGAACTCGGTTGGTAGCTTGTTATCCACAGGCCAACCAATAATATTTTGGTGTAATGGATTTGGTTCTGCTAGGTAGATAAATTTAAGTTTGTTTCCTTCTTTTAAGATTTCATATTTCTTGGTTAGACCATTTTTTTCTAGTAGATGGTTGTAAAGTAGGGCTGCTCTAACATGAATAGGTGTCTTCTTTCCGAAAATGGTATTAGGGTCAGAATATTCGGCTAGATTGGATAGACCGCGCGGGAAGGCAATCTGTTCAACAGTGAAGTTAACAAAGTCTGCTTTTACCTTTGCGATGTATTCTTGCATCTCCGACTCAGTACTATCAAGAATAATTTCAATTGAGTTCTTTAGAGCTTTCTGGATTACCTTTGGTGTGGACGACTTGATAATCTCCATGCCCATGATTTTCAATTTTGGTTTTGCATAGGATACACCTTCAGAGGAATAGACTCGTGCGAAGTATTTCTTTTTACCAAGTTGGACCAAATGGGATGCTGCAATTTCAAGCTTCATGTTAAATGTGTTTTCATACACATTTAGTTTGGTCGCAATCTCATTAGTAATGCTAGAGATCACCGGAGTAATTTTATCTCTAGCAAATTTTTCGATCATTTTCATATTCTGCTCCACCGTATTGTTGGGCGCATATTTTTTAACGATCTTATCCAAAGTAATGTACGCACTGTCGGTATCGGCATAGAACATAGCTCCGGTGCAGTCTAGTTTCATGAGATCACCTAATGCAAAATCAAACTTGGCTTCAAGTGATCGAAGTAATAGTTGACCGGTTAAGGTGATAGATTCTGCAACATCCGGGTTAAAGTAACGAAACCCTGCATTGGCCAATGCTCCATAAAGTGAATTCAAGCTGATTTTATAAGCCTGCTGGATGTTGTCCAGCTCCGAACGTCTTTGGGTTAGGTTAAAAATCTCTGTTTTATTATTGGTAGTTTTTAGCTGTTCGATTTGTCTCTCAATATCAAGCATTAAATTTTTAGCATCACGGCGTTTTTTCATGTATGTTTTAATGACCGTTGGGATAATGCCTTCAATTTCTTTGGTATAGATAGAACCATTAGGTGCTATGCATGCATTTACGCCTGCAACAGCATAAGTTCCAGCCAGACACGATTCAACCGTGCTCTCTGTTTGACCCAGGTATGTTTCTGGTGATAGATTTAATGCGCGCATAATGCTAGGATATAGGGATGTGAAGTCAAAGGAAACCACATTCTTGTACATACCAGGGACTGGAGTTTTAACATAGGCACCTTCAATCTGAGAAGTTATACCAGTACTCTGCCTTGGCGGTGTTACAATTCCCATACCTAGAAGCTGGTTGTGCAAAATGGCATCCCATGTTTTAACGGGGGAGAATACATCGGTATAGTTGATCCTAGCTTCATAAGCCATAGTACACGCCAGCTGGATTAATTTTAGTTTATCATTAATTTGGCTGACCAATTGCGTGTCAACAATGTTGTACTCCACGAACTCATCGAACGCATTGCGGTAGAATGCATCAAATGATTCATCGGGATTTTCGAGTTTGGTAGTACCTAATTCTTCCAATGCTACCGAACCAAGGGACCACGACTCGCGGGCATTGGTAGTGAATTTCTTCATTAGCAACATCATGTCTAGGACAGACACGCCAGCGATAGAATATTCACATTCTTCGCGGCCCTGAAACATTCGTAACTTGAAATCAACTTGTCCCCACGGAGATAACTTCTTGGTAAAGTCAGTCCCAAGTACGATATTAATCCGATTAACCAGATACGGCATGTCGAAGCCATCACAGTTCCAGCCGGTGATAATATCAGGTTGTTTTTGTTCCCAGAACATTAGGAACATTTTCAGTAGAGTTTTTTCATCTGAGCATTGGGTATAGGCCGTCTCGACCTTATGCTTTCCAGTTGGTGTATATTTTTTAGTTCCCCAGGTATAGCAACGCCTGGTGTGCATATCCTGAAGGGTAATTAGTTGAACTTCACCGAGGGCATATTTTGGATCGGGAAAATTTCCGTCGGCAGAACCGGTCTCAATATCAATTGAGTAGGCTTTAATATGATTAAAATCCCATCCGGTAAATGGATACTCATTTGCATATTGTAGTATTTCATTCTGTTGGCCAAATACCTCTACGCCAGAAATACCTGAGTACTGTTTGCACCATTCCCTGGCTTCATACATATTTCCTGGCTTAACAGTCTTAACTGAATCACCATAGAGGGTTTTCAAGCCAGAATCATTACTTAAATCCTTGAGATAGTAAGTAGGCGACCAGATATCTTTTCGTAGTGAGTGAATCCCATCGACTACTTCTCGAACTAAAATATTTTGCCCACTTTTGGCAATAGACGTATAGAATCGGTTATTTTTCGCAGTGTTCATAGTGTATCGTAAAGTATACATTACTGCGACAATGTATACTTTACGATACACTATCGCAGTAATGAAAAGTGAGTGTCAGAAGCTTTATTATACACCGTACTCCAGTGTATGAAAATAAACTTTTAGTCTAATTCGCCGGCTAGCATCATGGCAATATCCCGGAGACAATCCTCGACTGGATCATGGGCTACAAGTTTGTCTTCATTGTAGTCAGTACAAACTCTAGTATCTACCTTATTATATCCTCTTTCAGATTTTGGATACAATACATCGATAAATGTGCGAATATCTCTAAAACTGTAATAAGGCGCCAATGGCTTCATATTTGCGGCTTTGAATAGAGAATCTGTAATCATCTGGTCGAAAGAACCGCGTGTATAAATTTTAGAGTTTTTCGAACCTCCACGGCTGTGATAGAACTCAGTAAGAGCAGATAAACCATCGGTCACGGACATATCAGAAGCAGATGGGATTAGACTCATTGCTTGGGATGCCTTGGATTGTTCAGACCACCATTTTAATGTATCCTTACTAACAGACCTATTATAGTGTATCTGCTGTTCGCGTGCATTAAATTTTATAAAACAAGAATTTTTTCTTAAAGATTCTAAAGTGAATACTGGTTTTGCTTCGAAAGGCACTAACCCGATTGATAAGATTACCGCATTGGATTCTGTGGATAAGGTTTCAATATCAAGTGCCCATAATGAATAAGTCATAAAATTCCATAATTAAGTTAGGGTTTTAATCCAGTCGTATGCTTTAGATTCATTAACAAAGAATCTAACAACAAAGTCATAATCCTCTTTTTGTTTAGAGGCTATAACAAGAACATTTTTCTGATTTGTTATCGAAATACTAAACCCCCAGTTTCCTCGTTTGAAGACAGGAAACTTAGCAATTCTGTTAATTTGTTCCATTAAGTCTTCTTACCTATAGTATACTTGGCGACAAGTTGCCATTGAGATTTCTGGGTATATGGAATAATTTTAATAGAAGTATTTGGTGAAAACAGCTCTGGCTTTTTCACAACTTTACAGAGCCCCCACTGTTCAAGCAAATTAGCAATTGTATTTCTTCGGGCTATATCATTGTATTCTATATCAGTTGGTCTACCATCAAGGGCAAACAACTCTTTAAAATTCATAATATA